CGTCGATCGACTCGGCGAGCATGAGCGGCTCGCCGAGATCGCCGACCGCGCGCTGCGGCGGGCGGAGGAGGCGTACGGCGAGGAGGGTGTCGACGTCCTCGACGAGCTGCGCACGCTGCGCGCGAAGCTCTCGGCCCGCGAGACGCTCGACCGGCTCGGCACGAACCTGCACCGCGCGCTGGTCGAACTCGGTGCCTCTCCCCGAGCCCGCGCCGAAGGCAAGGCACCGAAGGCGCCGCTCGGCAACGCGGCGAACGCGCTCGCCGTCATGCGAGGTGGCGCCGCGTGATCCGGCTGCTCGCCTCCGCCACCGCCGCACTCTCGGCGCTGATCTTCGGCATCGGGCTCGGCGGGGCGATGAACGCCCGCTCGATCGACGCCGTGTCCGCCTACGCGGCGACCTCGACGGCGTGGGTCACCTCGACCGCCGTCGTCGCGCCCACCACGACCCGCCACACGGCGCAGGTCACCGCGACCCGCACGGCGACCGCGACGGCCCGCGTCGCCGTCACGCAGCTCAACACGATCACGCCGACGCCGCAGTACGCGCAGACGCCCGAGCCGGAAACGGTGACGGTCACCGTCACCACGACGGCGACCAGGGCGAGTAAGCGGGGCGGCCGATGACGACCGTCGACGACCGACCGGTGATCCTCGGGCGCGAGGAACCTCGCTTGTGGACACGCAATGTCAGGCCGCTGACCAGGGCAAATACGCTCGGCTGGGAAGCGATCACGTTCGCCGAGACGGTGCTCGGCTTCGAACTGCTGCCGTGGCAACGATGGTGGCTGCTGCACGCGCTCGAACTGCGACAGGACGGCTCGTTTCGCTTCCGCACGATCGTCACGTTGGTCGGTCGCCAACAGGGAAAGACGACGCTTCTCAAGATCGTCGCCCTGTGGGCGATGTACCTCGACCGGGTGCACCTCGTGCTCGGCGCCGCGCAGTCGCTCGACATCGCCCGCGAGTCGTGGAAGGGCGCGCTCGACCTCGCACGCGGTAACCCGCTGCTCGCCGACGAGCTGACCCGCGTCACGACGGGCTCGATCGAGACCGCGATGACGCTCACGAACGGCGCGCGGTACCGGATCACGGCCGCGACACCGGGATCCGGGCGTGGCCTGTCGGTCGACCTGCTGATCCTCGACGAGCTGCGCGAGCAACGCGATTGGGAGGCGTGGGGAGCCCTGTCGAAGACCACGATCGCCCGCCCGAACGCGCTTACCGTCGCGATCAGCAACGCGGGCGACGACAAGTCGGTCGTGCTCAACTCGCTCCGCGCATCGGCGATGGCCGAAACGGACGAGTCGATCGCGTTGTTCGAGTGGAGTGCGCCGGACGGCTGCGCCCTCGACGACCCGGAAGCGTGGGCGCAGGCGATGCCGGGGCTCAACCGGGGCACGATCGACGAACGCGGCGTGCGCCTGGCGCTGGCGACCGACCCGGAACCCGTGTTCCGCACAGAGCTGCTCTGTCAGTCGGTCGACGCGCTCGATCCCGCCCTCGACCCGCACGGGTGGGCCGCGTGCACCGACTCGGGGCTGGACATCGCCCCGATCGCGCAGCGGGCGGTGATGTGCCTCGACGTCTCCCCGGACGGCGAGCACGTCTCGCTGATCACGGCCGCCGTGCGCGACGACGGCAAGGTCGCGATCACCGAAGCGGGTTCGTGGAACAGCACCGACGCCGCCCGTAAGGCGCTCGCCGAGATGCTGCCGAAGATCAAACCGCGTGCATTGGGCTGGTATCCGTCCGGCCCGGCCGCCGTACTCGGCACCGAACTCGGCAAGCTCAACGCCGACGTGCGTGACCCGATCACCCGTCAGTGGGGTCCGATCGGTCGGATGACGGTCGATCGCAAGAGCTTCCGCGAGTGGGCGCCCGGCCTGGTCGAGGTGCGCGGCGACGACGTCAAGGCCGCGTGTCAGACGTTCGCCGACCTGATCAAGGCGCGCAAGATCGTACACAAGGGCACCACGCTGCTCAACGACCACGCGACCGGCGCGAAGCGGCTCGACCAGGGCGACGGGTGGCGGTTCGTGCGGCGCGGGGCGGGGCACGTCGACGCGATGTACGCCGCTGCGGGCGCGGTGCATCTCGCTCGCACGATCCCCGCCTACGCGCCCCCTCCGAAGTCGGCGGTGTGGTGATGACCCATACCGGCGCGCAGGTGCTCGGGCTGCTCATCGCCCTCGTGGGCGGGTGGCTCGCGTTCGGTCTCGGCGGCGTGCTCATCCTCGCGGGCGTTGCGCTGGTCGCGGGCTCGCTCATCGTCGAGGCGACTCGACCCGAACCCCCGACAGGCGGTGAGTAGTGGGGCTCGTCAGCTACGCCCGCGCGACGCAGACGGATATCACCGTCGCGCAGACCGATACCTCGACCGGCGCCAAAGCGGTTCAGACGTTCACGATCACCGACCTGTCGCCTTCGTGGAACGCGAGCGGCCACTACCGGGGAGGGATGGGGATCCCGGCCGCCGCACGGGCCGCCGAGTTCATCGCCGACCTCGTCGGCGGGCTGACGTGGGACGCCTACCGCGACGACCCGAACGAGGATCTCGCGCGCAAGATCCACCCGCGTCCGCTGTTGCTCGAACAGCCCGCCCCTCCTCGGCCGCTGATCTCGACGGTCGCCTCGATGGCGCTCGACTACCTGTGGCACGGCAACACGATCGGGGTGAAGGTCGGCTTCGACGCCGATAACAACTCGTCAGGGTTCATCCCGGTCAGCGCTCAAGACGTGTGGATCAAGCAAGTTCTGCCGGGCGACGGGATCCCGCTCCCGATCGGCTCGTTCGCCTATGCGATCTCGCTACTCCCCGGCCTGCCGCAGTACTGGTACGGACAAGACGAGGTCGTGCACATCATGGGGCCGTCCGAGCCGCACGCGGTGCGCGGGATGGGCGTGCTCGAAAACCACCTCGCGACGCTCGACCTCGCCCGCGAGCAGAGTCGCCAGGCGGGTAACGCGTCCGGTGGCGGCGTCCCGACGGGCGTGCTGCAGTCCGACGACCCGGACCTGACGCGGACCGATGCGGACGAGATCTCGGACGCGTGGATGACGAAGCAACGCGACCGGAAGGTCGCCGTGCTGAACGCGACCACGCACTATCAGCCGCTGGCGTGGAACCCCACCGAGGCGCAGCTCGTCGAGGCGCGCGGCTTGTCCATGCACGAGATTGCGCTGATCTTCGGACTCGACCCGTCGTGGCTCGGGCGCTCGGGCGCGAGCGACACCTACGCCAACGTCGAGCAGCGCGCGGTCAACCTGCTCAAGTTCGACAAGCCCGCCGGGCTCGTGCGCCGCTTCGAGGCGGGGTTCAGCTCCGCGCTCGCGCCCGGCACGTACGCGAAGGCCAACCTCGACGCGCTGCTGCGCTCGGACACGCTCTCGCGTTACCAGGCGCACGCGCTCGCGTTCGGCAAGTGGCTCACGCCCGACGAGATCCGTCGGATCGAGGATCGCCCGCCGCTGACGCCCGAGCAGAAATCTGATCTAGCTGCGCTCGCGCCGCCCGCTCCCGGCACGGGCGCAGCCGCCGGGCCGGGTGCGTCCGGTCCCCCACCGGGCGCACCCGGTCACAAGGTGCCAGGCGTGAACAAGGGCGGGCAGACGGGGGCGCAGCGGTGATCCTGCCGATCGACCTCGCGCACGGTGACGACCTCGCGCTCTACCGCAAGGGTCACCCGGGCAACGCGGCCACGCTGCGGCACTACTGGACGAAGACGCCCGAGGGACTCGCGAAGTGGGCCGACTCGCCGAAGCCGTTCACGACGCTCGTGTCGCACCTGAAGAAATACGTGAAGGACCCCGAGGGGCTCGCCGCCGAGTACTACCACGACGTTTTCGGCCGGTGGCCTGGCAACCACTCGGGCCGCAAGGGTGGCAAGGGTAAGGGGAAGCGCAAGTGAGCGTCGTCGACACGCTGAAGGCGTGGGGGATCCAACGGCCCGAGCAGGTCGTCGAGATCAGCGCGCGCACCGGCCTGCCGCTCGCGCTCGGCTGCGCGATCCTCGACCAGGAATCGGGCGGTGGGCGCAACGTCTGGGGACACGACGGCGGGGCGAACGTGCGCACCGGCGGCACCTATACGCCGGGCGCGCCGGTCACCCGCGAGGCGTACGAGCGGTACCGCAAGCTCGCCGACGCGATGGTGATCATCCGGCAGGGCGTCGGCCCGATGCAGCTCACCGCGCGCTCGTGGCAGGACGCGGCCGACGCGCGCGGCGGCTGCTGGGATCCCTACGCGAACACGCTCGCCGGGTTCACGGGGCTCGTCGCGCTGGTCAACCGGTACGGATTGCCGGACGGCGTACGCAGGTACAACGGCTCAGGGGAAGCCGCAGAGCGGTACCGCGACACGGTGCTAGCGCGCTATCGCGCGTGGACAGACCGGCTCGGCCCGCAGGGCTCGAAGCCGCCGACCCCGAAGGATCTCGACGTGGCGTGGACCCATGACGAAGGCGCTCCCCCGATCGCCGATCTGTACCCCGGACGCGCGCAGGGCGCGCAGCTCCCCGACCCCGCTACCGCGCTGGCATGGTGCACCTCGCACGCTGCCGTCGCGCGTGACGCTGCGACGAACGCAGCACAGACGGCAGCGCGGATCGAGACGCTCGTGAACTCGCTTCGACAGAGCCCCCCGCAGATCGATTACTCGCAGCTCGCCGCCGCGATCATCGTGCAGCTCGCGCAGAGGCAGAGCCCGCAGGTCGCACCGATGCAGGTCACACAGGGCACGCAGTCCCCGGAAGGGCGGTCAGAGTGAACATGCCGAAGCCCGAGATGATCACCGGCGTTCGCACGTACGAGATCGACGACATCGACGTCGAGCGCGCCGAAGGCGGCGACGGTCGTATGTTGACCATGCAAGCCGTTCCCTACGGCGTGACGATCGACGTCCCGAGCGAGGGCATCCGCGAGCAGTTCGTGCACGGCGCGTTCGCGCACCAGCTCCCCGCACTGCACCGCGTGCAGGGCACCTACCTGCACCAGTCCCAGGGCGGCGAGGTGATCGGGCGGCTGCACTCGGGCGAGGATCTCCCGACCGGCCTGCGGGTGTCGATGCGGGTGTCGAACACGCAACGCGGGAACGACACGCTCGAACTGGTCCGCGACAAAGCGATCACGCAGGTCTCGATCGGCTTCCGCGCCAAGCAACACCCGACGTGGGCGCGCGTGATCGACGGCGTCACCACGCGGACGAAGGCGCAGATGTTCGAGGTCGCGCTCGTGCCGCAGGGCGCCTACGGGCGCAACGCGACGGTGCTCGGCGTGCGCAGCCTGGCCGACGTGCTGCGCACCGACACGAGCATCGACCTCGACGACGGCGAAGAGTTCGAGACCGAAGACGAGCTGCGCGCCGAAGGCATGAGCCTCGACGAGGCGCGCAACCGGATCCGCTCGATCCCGCTGCTGCCCGCATCCCTCATCGGCCGATAGGACCCCTGATCATGGCTTTCTCGTTTACCACGGTCACCGAGCAGTACGGCGCGGGCGCGACCGGCACCGTGCGCTTCGTGCTCGACCGGCAGATGAGCAACGGTGGCGACGCCGCTGGGTCCGGTGCTGCGTGGGTCGCCACCGT